CCGTCCATTCCTGATTTGCCATTCTGAGTTTCCACGATGAATTTCGGATCGATCCGCCAAACTTTGATCATCCCGCGCGGCGAGTTGTCGGGGTCTTCGTGGATCAGTCCCGCGCGAGCAAGCGAATGGACTACGTGCGAGACATTGGTGTTGCTGACCTGGACATCGCGCACGAGCGACGCGCGTCCGTCTCGAAAGTAGCCATCTTTCGCCCGGTGGATCATCGCGATCAGCATCAGCTTGCGCTGGATGGACAAGCGAAGCGCGAAGATGGTTTCGAGATCAGGTCGCACGCCGCGCCGCCTCGATCGCCTCGCGCCCGGCGTCGGTGAGGACCAAGATCGGGTCGCCGACTTCGTAATCCGAGTTGTCGCCAAGGTCCGCGCTCGTGGCGTGGCGATATTCGCCAAGCCCGCTCGTCGCGATGGCTTCCATCAGATCAGGACCATCCCACGCCTGGAACTCAAGGAAGTCGCGCCATGCCAACGCGAAGAACCGCGCGAGCGGCGCCAGCGAATCAGGACGCGGCGGGTCGTCAGCATGTTGAAGATGCAAAACCATCAGATCAACTCCGTCGCGATCACATCGGTCCACACACGGTCGAGCGCATCCATCCGCACAACCGCGACGCGATAGAGATCATGGGTGATATCCAATCGCTTCGAGAAGCCACGCGCATCGACGCTCGCCGCGACGTATCGGTGCGCGTAGCGCTCCGCCGCTTCAAACGTGCGGAACCACCGCAGACCGTCATCAAGACAGACCTGAAAGCGATATTTGGGCGGCTTCGCCATCGCGTGCTCCTTGAAGAAACCCCGACGCTGCAATGCAACAGCGCCGGGAGAGTTGGAACCACCAGCCCCGGCGGACAGCCGAGGACCCTTCAAGCCTCCGCCTGCCGGGCTGGTGGTCCCGACCGAGGCCCGCCCGCGAGGGAGGCTCGGTGGCACGCCCGTATCATCGTTCTCCGCCGGGCGTGTTTTCGATTTCATGCGCCGTTCATCCGATGCTTGTCATAAGCGCGGCGCAGATCGCGGATCGTTATAGCCACAGCTTGAATTTCCTACGATATGTCAATGCGCGCCAACTATTCCATCGCAACTTCCTCTCAGCCAATGCTTCAGGTGTCCGGCTCGCATTCCAGAAGTCCGGAGGACCATATCCATATGCTTTCAGCACCCTGTTGATCGCGGGCTGATCGACGCCGAGTTCTTTTGCCACCATCCATGGATGAATGCCATCGTTGAAAATTCTATTAATAATTGATTGGTTGTATTCCTCTTCTGGAGTTTCCGGCTCGAATTGTTCCGTCAGCATGGTGTCTGACCAATTGAACCATTCTCCTTTAATTTTGAACTCCTCGAACCTACGATGGGCTTCACGTTCAGTTCGAAGAAAACCATCAATGACACGAACAACGCTTAGTCGTAGCCTACAGGTATAACTCACACTTCTTACCCTGATATCGACATTCCTGCTGGCTCCGATCTTGACCAGATTTTGTTGTTCAGCCTTGGCTATATAAACTGACATCAAATCAACCCCACCAGTTCCCGATCAAGCCGTGATGGGTCGCTGACCAGGCCGACATGCTGACCGGCCTTCTTCGCCTCGTGGCAGACCTTATAGAGAGTGAATGCCATGCGGATCACGGTGGTCATGCTCGTGCCGGTCTCTCGCGCGACACGCTGGATATCAGCCTGAAAGCTGGGTGATATGTCCATGCTGAGGCGGGTTTTTGGTTCCATGAGACACACCCTACACGCTAGAAAATGTGCCGTCAATACACATTTTCATGTTGCATCCCCCAACACCCCGTGCCATCCTACCGCCAGATATAAGGAGCCAACCGATGCCCGAGTACCTGTTCCGAGGGACCGTGACGAGCGGTAATGTGACGTTCCGCGTCTAGGCGGCCAACCCGACCGAGGCTAAGGACAAGGCCAGACGCGGATTGTGGGAAGACTACGATGACAGCGCGGCCGAAAACCTGGACTGCGAACTCGATCTGTCCACCATCGAACTGAACGAGTAGATCATGCCCACCGAAACCGCCCCCCGCTTCGCCATCCGCGACCTGAGCGTGTTGCAGTTCGCCAACGGATTCACTCTATGGGCATACAAAGCCGGCGACGCTTCGCTGAGTGCCATCACCGCGCCGGGTTTCTTCGGTGACGCGCGCGACATGATGCGCCCCGGCGACCATGTTCACGTGTCCGGTACCCGCGGCGGCGCGGTGCTGTATGTCGTATCGTCCAACGACGACGCTATCCGAGTTCTCGTCATGTGCGCGGCACCGGTCGATGCGGGAGGGTTCTGGTGATGCAGACACTCGACAAACACGATGTGAAGCAAATCTTTCGCTGCCTTGATCAGATCAAAGACCTTTGCGACTACATGCGGCACAATCATTTGGATGCGCCCTATGATACGGTCTATCGCGCGGTCGGTGGCGAAGGCTTCATCCGCGAGTTGCTGCTGGAGAAGATTGTCGCTGACATTCAGATCGAGGCGCCGGAACCTTTGCCAGTCGAGTCGTTTTGATGACCGGCGGTGCCGAACTGCGCGAGATGGCGGGTGTTCTGACCTTATTGCACTGGAACTCGCCATTCAGTCTGCGCCAGATTGAGCGCCTCCGCGAACTCGCGCATGAGTTCGACCGCATGGAGGCGGAACTTAACAGGCGCTACCAGGAAGAGCGCGAGGCGCACGCGGCGATGGAGGGATTGAAAACATGACCGACTTCAACGCACCATGGGAATACGACGACACCCTTCGCGCCATCTTCGACGCTGACGGCACCTCGGTCGCGTTCCTGCCGACGAGCCAGCGCGATCCGGCGCGGGCGCGGTTGCTGTTGGCCGCGCCGCGGTTGTTGAAGGCATTACAAATGCTGGAAGACGCCGAAAATGCGAACGCGAATTGCACTGAGTGCGATGGCGCGGGCGTTCCGGAATTGTGTCCGGTCTGCTTTCCATTGTTTGATGATGCGCGTCTGACACGCCGCGCGCTGATCGCGGAAATTGAGGGAGGCGGAACATGACCCTACGCCGCCTCTCCGCCCGCCGGCACACCCCGTTCGGTTGGGTCGAGATCCCGTCGCCGCAGGTCTTTAGGTGGTGGGATCATTGGCCGCTGTATATCGGCTTGACCTTGGTGTGCCTCGGAGGAATAGGCATCGGGATCGGTCTCGCGCGGTTGTGGCCATGAGCAATGTGACCCGCGTCCTCGCCATTCTCGCCCCGCTCCTGACTGGCGCGGCTACTTTGGCACAAGGATCGTCGCCTGGAACTGGCGCGTCGCCGGTACCCATGGTCGTCATCCCGACTTGCGAAAACAATGCGGCCTGCAAGGAAGCACCAAAATCGTTCACCTACGATCTGCCGTGCGGCGGAACGGTGACGTTCACGATCATTCCAGGCGGAGGGACAGGGCGGTGAAAACCGGCGCGAAGATAGTCGCGGATATCGAGAACTGGCCGGTAGCCACTTTGGAGCGTAGTGAATTGTGCGATAAGCACTGGCCCACGATCCGCGCCGCGCTGCTGGCCTACGAGCCGCCGAAGACGGCGCTACGGACGATTGTGGATGCAGTTGAGGCTTACCAAAGTGGTGCGTCCGTCGTGACTCTTTGCTTCACAGTAGAAGAAGTCGCCGTCGCCCGCGCGGAACTGGATGAACTGGAGAAAAAATGAAGCGCCTGTTCTGGCTCGGCGTCGCGATGGAAGCCTATGATGCGACCGGACACATGTTGTCGGTTATGATACGACTTACCGGCAGCGTGCCCTTATGGTGGTTCGCGTACTACTACACGGCCCCGCTTCCGACCATCGCCGGTCTGGAATGGGACATCTTCTGGTCCTGCTGGCACGCCACCGCCGTTGGGTTGATCATCGTTGGGTACTTCGCCGCATCGCGCGGAACTGGAACGCAAGTGAGCACGCCGGTTCGATTCCGGCCCGCGTCTCCATCCTGAACGAACCAGAAGGGAAGTAACATGCCGTTCGACAACACGACTTACCCAGAGACAGAAACCCAGACCGAGCGCGACCTCCGCATCCTCCGCGCCGCGCGTGAGGGCATCAGCAAGCCGGGAGGGTGGTGTCGCCATATGGTGACGATACCTGGGGAACTTGCTCGTCATTGCGCGGTCGGTTGGATTGGGGCGGCCGTCGGGTCATTTGAGGATGAGACGTTGGCCTATGCTCAATCCTTGTTGGAACGCGACCTGCCGAAGCCTTACAAGGTGGTCACGACCTACAATGACAACATAGTGAATCAATCCACTGTGGTCCGTCTCTTCGACCGCGCCATCGCCCGCCTGGAACGCGAGCGCGACGCCTGATAGCCGCGCACGAAAAAGCCCGCTAACCATTCCATAGGAGAGCGGGCCTTTAAGCGCCGGGGCAATAACTAAGCGGCGACACCATGCCACCGCCGTCCGGTCGCGTCAAGGCGCGGGAGGCGTAGCCGGTGCGGGGTTGAGCGCCGCCTGCAACGCCGTGGTGGCAGCCTGAACGGCAGTGGTGTTGCCCTCAAGGGTTGCCAGGTCTGCCGCCGTAACCGGGCTACCGGCCGCGATCTGATCCTTCAACGCCTGGATGGCGGCAGCATTAGCCGCGAGACCATCACTGACTTCAGTGGCAAGCGCCTGAACGGCCGCGCTCTGAGCCGCGAGGTCGGATTGGAGAGTAGCGGACATAGTTTTCAACTCCTCGATTAAGGTGTGATCGTAGTCGAGTTTCGCGTGCGCGGCGTGCAGTTCCCGGTGAACCTGATCGAGTTCCGCCTTGATCGCGGCGACCACGCGGGCCACGAAGCGGTCGTCTCTGTCATGCTCGCGATCGGGCTGGCGGCTCATGGTGCCTTATCGCACACGGCGCGTGGCGGGAACAGGGACGGGAACTACTCAGGCGGGTCAGGAAGCGGCATCCAGTGCGTTGCTCGAACTTCCATGGGATATGCCAGGCGCCCAACCTCATGGTGCCCTTTCGCGATATCCGCCAACAATGGCGAAGGTGGCACCCATAGCAGCAAATCCACGCCTCGCGGCGCCGTCTCTATAGGTTTCCACATGCGAGCGATCTGATCCCGCATGTCCAGCATCCGGCATCCCCGCTGGCGCAGCAGCGCGGCGAGGTCTTCTTCACTCATGCGCCAGGGTCTCAAGCCACCGCCACACGTCGGCCGCCGGCTCGACCTCCCCAAAGTCCACGCTGTTATTCAACCGCCGCACCACGTCCAGGAACGCGGCGATGGCGGCGGGAGAGGGTTGCCCCGGATAAGTGACCTTTCCAGTCAGGATGGGTGATCCTGTTATTGTGCGAATCATCACGTCCGACGTTGGCTCAGGGTTCCGCATGGCGCGTTGCTGTAACCCCTGTTGGACCTCGTTCACGGCCTGCTGCCCCGCCAACCGGAACGTCGGATCGTTCCAATCCCAAGGTGTTGTGCGCATGTCAGTCATCTCCCTGCTCTGTTTCTTGTTCCGTGACCGGAGGATAACCAGATTCGACGTGATCAAGCCAGAACGGTATCGCCCGGTTCAGCGCCTCGGCGCGGCTTCCAAGGCCAAGCCGGTCCACCGCCACGTCCAGCCGCCGCATGACCGGATTCGGGATTTTGGCCTGGATGTTTTCGGTGCGGGGACCGCGCGAGTGGGCCATGAGTCAGGCTAAATCCTGTGAGGCGATCTGGCACAGGAAATCGCACGCGGGCGCCAATGGATTGAGCGTCGGCCAGTTCGCCGGTATCTCGTCAATGAATATCCGCTCGTTGGCGATCCGCGTCAGTCGCGCACCAAGCCGCCGCGAGAGTTCCGCCATGCGCGAGAACTGAGCGGGGAAGTGCAGACGCATCGCGGACCAGTAATCCGGCGACGTGGCCTTGCCGCACGGGAGGCAGTTATTATTTTGGAAACCTAACGAATACATCACGGGCAGCGCGATCCCCGCGCCCTGAACCATCGCGAGACAGGCCGCCTTGTCCAGTCCCGCCGTGATCAGCGGGTTCTCGATGGTCAGTTCGTGGAACACCTTCGCGAGCCGTTCGGCGCGGGTCTGATCGGTCGCATCGCAGGTGTAGCCAAAGATGTGAATATCATCGGCATACTGAAACGCATGACGCGGCGCGACTTTGAGAATGCCAGTGCAAGGTGCTCCGTCTGGCCCGGCTATGAACCGGCGCCGCTCCCATACGTCCCAGGTGTCCTCATACTCATCTGAGTGCAGTCGGATCACGGATACGCCCCACCAGCGTTCGCAGTCGCGTAGGAAGCGTTCGTTGTCGGGATGCTCGGCGCGGGTTTCGCAGTAGGCCACCACGCCGCCGGGGTGGCCGCGTAGATCGAGCGCGATG